TAGCCATGGTGTCTGTTGCTGAGTCATAATTATCCCGGGTCTGACCTGGTTTGGAGCCCCTATTACTGTACCAACCAGAAGTGCTAGGATTGTCGTGGATGATGTTAGCACTCGCCACCATCCCTGCTGTTGTATTATTATTGTTTGAAGCAGGAGTTTTTAAAGATGCTAGTTCTCCCAGACTTTGCACCCGTTGATTACTTGCTACCTGTGTGTCAACGCATACAGCGCCTTCGCAAACAAACGCTGAGGTAACCAATCGACACTGGTCTTGAGCCGGATCACGGCTCCATTCGTACTGTTGTTCATGCACGTCCGAAACGAACCACTCGAACGACAAAGTTTGTTTCCCTAAAAAATAATCAGTATACCAATCATAGCCACGATCCTTGTAAATGAGCCATGCACCGAGTCCAACTCTTTCCATACATTCGTCAATGATTTGCTTGGTGCGTGCATAGAATTCCCTACCATGGAAGTATAACTCTGCTTGATTTTGTCCTACAACTTGAGCTAGAATCTCTCGCTTGCGTTTCATCGATTCCTTGTCTAAGTTGTGCCACATATAGGACTTTTTAAGGGATTTGATTGCTAGTGGCGCTACATAACGCGTCAACTCATCTGAGTATCTGAAACCCCTAGATAAAAACGACGCGTCATGCAAGTGAATAAATCTTTCACTTATTTGAGTATTTTTCTTTCCATCCGTATACCCTACACGGATTGTCTTAAGTCCATCCTGCACGCGTTTTTGATCGAACCACGTGCAATCATCACTTACACTTGCCAGGTGATCATCCCCTCCGGTGATCGATTTAACGTTCCAGGAGAAAGGAGGTGTTGATGAGATCCCATCGACGTATGCACAATAATAATAACAATAGCGCATATATAAGCTGTTAACCATACAATTAAGCAAAAAAGTTGCAGGATGTCCTGACGGGTTTGAACCTCCAGCTACAAACAACAACCCCTCTGATTCATACGTGGGGAAGGAGATTTCAAATGCCAATCCTTCCATAATCTTCAATTGCCGATCACTGTACAAACATCGCTTGGCTATACCTATCAAGATTCTGAAAGCCCTCAACATGATCTCTGCACTCATCGTTTTGTCATAAGTTTGAAAATCTCCCTCGATGATTCTATCCTTCCAACGGAGATGCCCTGCAATTTCATCCCAAGCGGCTGAGTGTGCATTCACTCCAGCACACGTCTCAAAGTCCAACGGATGCAAATACATCAATCTCAATACAGGCAAGTAATACCTCCTGAAGAGAAATGTAAAATCCATGTTGCATCCACTGAACATCCTAGCATGTTCCTTAGTTACTTTTATGGGTTCTATCTTCACAGAATACGCAAATACCGAATAAATTCTCTTGCCTTCTGCCAACAATTCCTCCATTTTCATTATAGTTTTCATTCTAGACTCACAATACTCCTTTGGGCACGTAACCTCTTCTGTCGCTAAAGCGTCCTGAAGAAAGCGCTCTTTAGGCCCACGCATGGGAAAACCAGCTGACGTCGAAGGATTAATCTTATCAACACCAAGCACACCATCTTGCCCAGAAACATTGATCACATCAGGTAAGGGTGAAATATCAAACAGCGAGTCTCCGAGTACATCCAACAAACCCTCAACGTGCGACGTGTAATCTACATCGGCCTTATCAATCAAAGTTGGGATAAATGACGACCTGGGAAACAAATATTCTTCAGCTGCTTTCCAGTAATGTATCGACTTATTCGGATAGGGA